GTCTGGTCGGTGACGCCCATCTGCGCGGCCTGCATGGCGAGCAGCTCGGCGCGCGACTTGCCCATGGTCTGCACCTGGCGCTCGAGATCCTGCAGGAAGCGCGACTGTCCGGAGAGCTTGCGCTCCTCGACCTCGGCCGCCTCGAGCGACTGCGTCCAGAAGCGCACATATTCGCTGGCCTGGTTGAGCTTGGCGGCGTCGGCAAGCTTGGCGGCGAAGGCCTGGTCGTCGGCGAAGCGCTTCTGCGCGGCGCTGGCCGAGGCGAGCGCCGCGTCGACCTCGGACAGTTTGGCGATATAGGGCTGCAGCTGCGAGGCGTCGGCGCCGCGCTGCGTGGCGAGCGACTCGTAATACTGGCCGGTGCCCTTGCCGCCGGCCTCGGTTTCGGCCAGCATGCGCTGCTTGTCGGCCGTGACGCGCTGGATCGAGGCGGCGATGTTGCGCGTGGCGCGGTCGAGCTTCTGCACGGCGGCCTCGCCGCCGGCGCCGATCGCGTCCAGCCCCTTGGCGGCCTGCTGCCCGGACTGCGCGACGGATTGCGCCATGTCGCGGCCGGCGTCCTTGACCTCGCCGAAACCCTGGCGCGACCGGGTGGCGTCGACTTCAACGCCGAGCTGTACCTTGCGCTCATCGATCGACATGCTTGCCTCTGCAAAAGAAGAAGGCCCCGCAGGGCCTCAAGGGTTGTTTCGCGCGTGCATCGTTTCGAGTGCCGCGCTTTCCATTTCCCGGATCTCGTCGAAGCGGCGATCCCACTCGGCGGCAGGCAGGTTGAGCCCATCCATCAAGCGGAAAACGACGTTGTAATCCAGGCCGACCGGGCCGCCCATGCCGGTGCGCCATTGCGTGGCGACCGTGGTGAAGAGCTGGACGGCCGGCCAGTTTTCCGGCCAGACCTCGGCGGCATCGTCGAAGTCGTCCGGCGTGAAGCCGAAGGACTCCAGCTCGCTCTTGCTCGGCGGCCGCTCGCTGAGCGCCCGGGCGGCCGCGGTCAGTTTCCCAGGCGGCCCTCGTTGATCGCGGCGCGGTAGCCTTCCATGATCGCGGTGGCCGCCGCCGGCACTTCGTCGCACAGCTGCTGCAGGACTTCGCGCGAGATCTCCTCATCGAGGTCCCAGCCGTCGAGGACGCGCAGGAGGTAGGCGGCGTTCGAGTCGCGCGTCTTTTCCATCAGGTCGGCGACCGAGAACTTGCCGGCGTCGCCCTGCTTGCCGGCCGCTTCGGCCAGCTCGTCGATGAAGCGGCCGAACTCGGTGCGCGTGCGGTACTTGAACAGGCACTTGATGTGCCCCTGGGTGCCGTCGAGCATCGGGAACTCGATCGGCTTCGGGAAGTTCTTCGGGCGCTGGCCCAGCTTGATTTTTGCCACGGGATTTTTCCTTGTCGGTGGAATTGCGCTCGAGCAGCGCCGGGCGGCAGCGCGCTGCCACCCGGCGCGCCTGATCAGCTGGCGTAGCGCGTGAGGTCCGCGCAGAACGACAGGGCGCCCTTGAGCGTCATGATGTTGTCTTTGTTCGTGGTCGGCGACTTGTTGAACGAGACGTAGGCGTCGTAATAGAGCACCGCGCCGGACGGCAGCTGGACGCGGATGGCGCGCGGCAGGCGGTCCTCGTCGGCGGCGACGAGCACGTCGTACCATGCGAGCGACTGGTCGTCGCCGAGCTCGAAGTTGATGCCCTGCGCCGACTTGAAGGTCGGCAGCTGGCGCTGCGTGTCGTCGTCGAGGAAGGCGTAGGTGGTGAATTGCTGGTCGCCGCCCTGCCCCACCCAGCTGACGATCTGCGAGAGCTGCGTCCAGGCGGTGATTTCGCGCACGCTGCCGACGCCGGAGCCGGCCGGGTACTTGGTGGTCGACGAGGTGTCGATTTTCTCGAACGTCACGTCGTCGGTGGACACCGCCTTGGCGCGCGCGATGCGCCCCGACAGCTTGGACCAGCCCGAGGTGACCTCGACGATATCGCCGACGATGACGCCGTGGCCGGTGGCCAGGGTGCCGACCGCTTCGGTCGCGTTGGTGAGTACGCTCATCGCCTTCGATGCGCCGTAGGTCGAGGCGATGGAAACGATTGCGCCGTTCGGCAGTTTGACGCCCATAACGAAACTCCTTAGAGATACCGGGATTGCCGGCTTGGGGTTGCCAGCCCTTGCGGGCAATAAAAAGCCGCCTTGCGGCGGCTCGTTCGGTTGGTCTGTGGCACTAGCGCTCGGACCACACGCTGAAATCCTGCAGGGCGCCGTAGCGCGCCAGATCCGGGTCATGGCTCGAGATCGGCGCCGACACCGGGCTGGCCTGAAAGGCGGTGGCCGTGATGAAGGCGGCCTCCGCCTGCTTGATCAGGGCCTTGGCCTCGGTGCGCGTCTCGGACCAGACGTTGATCTGGAACAGGCCGTGCTCCTTGCTCGGCACTTCACGCCCGAGGAAGGCGAGCACGTTGCCGCCGATCTGCTGGTAGGTGATGTAGGGGCGCGGCGTCGCGAAGTCGGCCACGTCGGGAAAGACGCGGCTGCCGACGAGCGGCCCGAGCAGCGCAACGATATCGGCCTCGACCGTCATGCCGAACTCCCGGAAAGGCGCCGCATCAGTTCAGCCTTGGCCGCTTCCATCGCCGCCGAGAATTTCGACATGGCCGGACGGATGAAGGGATGCGCGGCGATCTGGCGCGGCTGGGCCAGCTTGTGCTTCTTGTCGGTATGCCACTTGCCGTCCTTGCCGACGAAGACGCGGAAGGCCTGCAGGTGGCCGTATTCGACGAGGTGGCCGTGCGGCGCCTTTTTTGCATTCCACGACACGTGATAGGTCGCCCGGCCCGGCCCGGAGTTATCCTTCGAATAGACCTGGTAGATGCCCCGGTCGAGGTTGCCGGTGACGCGGCCGAGCGAAGCGACGTTGCGCTTCACGTCGTCGTAGAGGACCTGGGCCCCTGCCTGGGCAGACGGCCGGGCCGCATCTTCTACTTCGTTGGCCAGCGCATCGATGACGCTATTGAGTTCCGCCATATCGACATAAAGACTCATGCTCACGAGACGACCTCGCAGACGAGATCGACGTATTCCCGCCGCGCCTGATCCGGCAGCACGGCCTGGATGGCGTAGGTGGTCGCGCCGCATACGGCGCGCATGCCGGCCACGACGTCGCTGCGGTAGCGCAGGCGGATGCTGGCCTTGAGCAGCGAGACGTCGGCGTTGCCGCGCACCGCCTGCAGGCCGGACTGCAGGCGGATGTCGGCCCAGGCGGCGGCGACCAGCACCCAGGCCGTCATCGGCTGGCCGGCGGCATCGTGGCCGGCGGCGGGCCGCTCGAGGGCGATGCGCGAACGCAGCTGGCCGGGATTCATTCGACGGCCCAGTCGAAGGAGTCGACCCGAAAATCGGCGATCAGCCCGTCGACGAACTCGCTCGGCAGCTCGACGAGCCTGGTACTCGGCCCGACGACGATCTGCGCCGGGTTTTCGAACAGGGTGGCGATGCGCATCAGCATCCAGCCCTTGATCCCTTGCGGAACCGCCCCGGCGGCGCCATAGCCGCAGGTGAAGCGCACCTTGACGGCATTCCTCTGCCAGCGCGTGACCGGCCAGACGAGGCCGTACGCCGGCGCGATCCCGCCGGGCTCGCCGACCGGATCGACCAGGTACAGCGCCGGATCCAGCGGCTGGGTGTTGCCGTCGGTATCGACGTAGGTGATGGCATCGACCGACTGCAGCGGCGCCTTCGGCAGCTCGAGCCGCCAGGGGGGGAAGGCGTCGAGATAGAGGTCCCAGCTCTGGGTGACCAGGGCGCGCCGGGTGATCGCCTCGGCCGCGCTGCGGGCGGAGGCGATCAGCAGATTGAGCAGCGGGTCGGTAGTCGTATTGACCGCCGGCGCGCCGGCGCCCAGGGCGCTGTCGGGCGTATTGTCGGTATAGCTGGTGGTGCTGTTGTCGGCCAGCGTGGCGAGCAGCAGGTAAGTGCCGCCGCCTGACTGCGTCCGGTAGAGCTTGCGTGCGGTGACGGCGCTGCCGCCGAGTGGGATCGCGGTCACGCTGACCTTGCCGTTCGCGATCTTGTCGACGACGCTGAGCGCGACGCTCGGCGTGCCGGCTTCGGTCTCGCCGCCGGCCGTCACGAAAGTCACCAGATAGCGATGGCTCCCGTTGTCGACGCTACCTGCCCCCGCGCCGGCAAGCGCGATCGACGGCGCCTGGGGGGCCGGCTCGGCGTGGCCGATATCGAGCCGCAGATGGTCGCGTACTTCGGCGAGCGTTAGCGGCTCGGTGGCCGGCGCGGCAAATTGCACCAGGGCGGACATGCGTCGGCCTACTGCGCTGCCGTGGACACGTCTGCACTCGGCGCAGATCCGGCCTGGGCGGCTGCTTCGGCCTGGGCGGCTGCTTCGGCCTGGGCGGCTGCTTCGGCTTGGGCGGCTGCCTCGGCTTGGGCGGCTGCCTCGGCCTGGGCGGCTGCCTCGGCTTGGGCGATACGCTCGAGATCGGCGGGGGATGCTACTTCGGCCAGCGTCAAGGCCGTCGTCTCCGGCGCCTTGAGCATGCCGGACTCCCGGCGGCGGCTGCGCAGCGCCGTGACTTCCACGGCGTAGTTGCCGTCGACCAGTTCGCGCCCCTTCTTGGCGTCGACGTCGATCTCGGTACCGGGCTGGAAGGTGCCCTCCGGGCCGCTCATCAGGGTGGTGAGTTTGATGCGCATGATCTTATCCTTTGGCAATGCCGCGCAGGGTCGCCGTGCCGGGGGTGTCGGCGACGTTCGAGACGATCTTGACGCGGTAGTAGGCATAGGGCGCCTGGGCGACGGCGTAGGCGCCGCTCGCGGCGGCGGCGACGTTGGTCAGGGCCTGCACGGCCTGCTCGTCGCTGTAGTCGGCGGCGTTGGCGCCATAGACCGCCCACTTGACTCCGGCCGCGGCGATGGCGACGGTGTAGGCGATCGAGCGCCACATGCGGGCGTCGATCTCGGAGCCGGCGAGGACGGCTTCGGCGTTGGCCGAGGCCTGCGCGACCGGCGCGACGCTATCGACCGCCGCCTGCCGGTGCGCGTTGGCAATCAGGATGACGGCCATGGCTTACTTGTCGCCCAGGTTGATCCAGTGCACGGTGATCGTGCCGGTGAAGCTCACCGTGCCGGCCGTGTGCGTGGCGTCGTCGTCGACGACCAGGTTGAGGTAGAGGTCCTTGGCCGTTGCCGTGCCGTCCAGCCAGCGCGCGCCGGACTCGGTGAGCGCGGCGGCGACCGAAACGGCATCGACGACGGCGACCTTGGCGGTGGCCGCGGCGACGTCGACTTCCGGCATGATGTCGGCTTCGGTGCCGGTCAGCGTGGCGCCGGTCGTGGCCGCTGCGCTGCCCAGGGCGATGCCGCCGGCCCAGGTGTTGATAATGGTGCCGGTGACGCCGCCGGTGACCGCGCCATCGATGACCGCGCCGAGCGTGCAGATGAGCCCCTCGGGGAAGTCATAGACCTTGACGCCGCCGTATTGCGCGACGCCGGCATCGTCGGCGATGCTGATCGGCAGGGCCGCGCAGGTGAGCACGGTCTTGTGGATGACGGGAACGTTCTCCGCGACGGTCACCGTGCTGCCGTTCTTGGCGCCGACGCCGTCGGCGGTTTCGATGGCGGCGCCGCTCTCCAGCGTGATCTTGCCGCCGCTGGCGACGACGAGCTCGTCGCCGCCCTGCTTCTGGTACACCTTGGGTCCGTAAGTCGGGTCCATTGCTATGCTCCTCGGGGGGAATGAATCAGCGGCCGGCGCAGGGCCGGCCGGCGTGGCGGCTTAGGCCTGCGGCTGGACCCGGGCGCCGCACTGCAGCCAGCAGCCGGCGATGTAGATGTTGCCGGCGCCGTTGGCCGCCGGCGTGATCGTCACGCGGACGTAGCGCTTCGGCCCGATGTAGCCAATCTTGCGCGTCTCGTCGTCGTG